AAACAACCAAGCCCCGTTTGGTAGGTTGTAGACGATGCAGAATCTTTAAGCCATATCTGTGAGGTTGAGTCTGTGCTTTCAAATATAGCGGCGCTATTACCAGTGCCTGAATTAACGTGCAGTGCTTGTAAAGGCGAACTAGTCCCTATGCCCACGCGACCAGAGGAGCCGTCGATACGCATAACTTCGGGTGCATTAATAGAACTCCCCGCTGTCTGCGAAGCTCCACTGTAGAATAAATGATTTGCACTGGATTGTTGATTGTGCCGAGAATAAAGTCCATCGAAATAATAGTTATTAGCTAATCCAGTTACATTGCCCGATTGTGCGAATACACTTGCATTACTTCCAATGTCTAACGCTGACCATGTTGATGCCCATGATACTGGGGTTGAGCCAATGCCCACGTTCTCATTACTGTCAATAGTAATAGCCGTTGAAGTCGCATTGTCATCAATACCAGGGCTTGTGAATGCGCCAGTAGCAGTCAGCGTAGTAAATGCGCCCGTAGAAGCAGAGGATGCGCCAATGGCTGTGCCGTCAATAGAACCTGCGTTCAGGTCGACAGTACCATTCACTGTGAGCTTATCCGCACTTGCATCCCAGATTAGCTTTTCTGTACCGCTGTCGTTGCGAAAACTGATGTCTCCTGTATCTCTTGCAACTGTGAGTGCTTTGACACCAGTGGTTGAGTTGCTGTGGCGCAACAGGTGGAAATTGTTATCTGAGTCGCCTTCAGCGCATAAAGAAAATCCCCAGTGCATCGCGTTGCTGTTGTTTCGGTCTTCAGCTAACTCAAGCATTGATCTGCTGTTGGCAGCGTAGCCCCCAACTTTGACAACTGTGTTTGTACTATTGTCGACTTTAAGTTCACTGGAAGTAATCTTGCGGTTTTCATCGACAACAACAGTACCTGCACCTGTGCCTGATGATGGCACTTGGTACAAAGATTTAAACAGAAGTTTATCTTTGGCCACAACACTCATTGTCGTTTCTGTAGAGTCGAAGACAATTGAGTTCTTACTGCCGTAGCTCGCGCTGTCGCTATGCTTGTAGGTTAAGTAACCAATCTGGTTGTATGATGAGTCAGGGTTATCTGCGAAGCTAATTTTTGCCCCAGCATTCTGCGTTGTTGTGCGTAGCGTCAACCCGCTGTCATGCGTAATCGTGTTGGCAACCGAGGAGCCTAGCAGTGTACCCTGTGCTTGCGTCCAGAGTGAGCCGCTAGTGTCTAGTGTCGCTCTGCGAGTAGTACCAGTGCCAAACTGTAGATTACCACCGCCATTTCCTTGGTTGTTTGGGGACTCGCAGATTTTCCAGCCGTTACCTTGTAGCCATTCGATTCCTTCGTCCCAACCAGGATCATTGAATTTCAATAGATGCACATCGATAATATCGTTGTTGTTCATATCGATATCACCGGTCATATTTTGTGCTGCACTGCCGCTGGTGATGCTAGCAATCTCTGTGTCTACGTAACTCTGTGTTGCATAGCTTTGTGATGCGTGGTTGCCCCAACCGAATGCTGTATTCCAATTTGAAGAGTTATCAGTGAATGGCAAAACGTAGTTGTTTGCACTGGTTGCAATTGTAAAGTTTGGGTATGTACCAGAGACACTGATGTTACCTGAACCTGTTAAAGCAACCGTTTGATCTGGTGCGCTGTTAGAGATTTCACCCCCTGATGATAACCCTATTCCAGTGCCAGCAGATAAGGCTGCAACAACATTTGCTGTATCAGTAACGTCTGCATTGGTTTCTATTGTATTCAGTTTCGAGGTGTTTACGGTTGATGCTGATAGTGCAGACACAGCTGCTGAACCTTGCGCGGAAGTGGCGTAGTCGCTAGATGCTGTAGTTGCCGCTGTGCCTAGGCCTAAGTTTGTTCTTGCGGTAGCGGCATTAGTCAGTTCTGAGAGGTTATTCGGGGCTTCTAGTGCTTCTGAGAGTGATGAAAACTGCCATTGGCTACCATTGTAAACCTGCATTTCGCCTAGTGTGGTATCAAAGTATTGAGTACCTGTAACTAATGCATCCCCGTCATTATCGACGCTTGGCGCAGAGGATTTTGCACCTAAGTAAATATCTGTAAAGCTATCTAGCGCAAGTTCTGCCGCAGTTTGTGCAGCCCTCGCATCGGTTAAGGCGCTTGCTGCTGACGTTGCTGATGTGGCGGATGCTTCGGCTGATAGTGCCGCTTGATTCTTGTAGCTTTCTAGGGCCGTTGCATCTTCTGCTGCAAGACCTGTACTAGAGTAAAAAGAGGTAGTAGCCATTGTTGCTCCAGTAATTAAAGTTGATAGGCGGGGCTGATTGCTTGCATATTTCCAGACAACTCAGCGTCATTGCTTTGCTCTTGAATCTCGACCATGAACTGATTGAACTTTTGCTCAAAGACAGGCGACCTTTCGTCAATGTAGTAATCAGCGGCATAGGTTAGTGCGGCATAGATGATTAGGTCACTGCCGACTTGCGCTAAGATGTTTTCATCGGTATCAAGCATCATATCTGGGAACTGCGCGTAGTAGTCGAGAGTTACAGTGCCACTAGATGGCGAGGGACTGATTAGGTAGCTACCCCCCTGACGACAAAAGTAATGCGGCTGACCTTGCTCGCCTATCTTTTGTCTCTCAAGAATTTCTTGCAGTGTTACTTTGGCCAGCTGATGACCATCGTAATACACCGAGATCGACTCTAAGAAATCGTTGGGCAATGTGATGAACGTAGTAGGACCTACCACACTGTAGTTATACTGCTTCTCCATCGATGGAATACGCAGGGACCGTTGTACTCTGGCGATACCTTGGTCTATAAAAGTATTTGCCAGTGCATCGGTTATATCGCTGCGATTAAGCAGTGCCTTAAAATGAGTACGTATATTGCCGAGATTCATTCGTTATACCTTTTTCTTTGTAGTCAAAAAGCTATCAAGAGATTGTTGCTTGAGTCTTGCGACAATTGCGTGTGCTGGCTCTTGCATCATGTCGAAACCTTCGCGTAACCATTGCTCATGTACCGCTACGGGGACTCTGGCGACAGACATATACTCGTTTTCGGATTGACCGAGGGAGTTGTCTCGTTGCTGCTTGAGTTGATCCAGGAATTGCGGAGAGATGTACTGCGAGGTTTCTATATTAAAGTTTTCGTAGTCGTTGTCCCGTAACACTTTGTTCTGGACATCGTGAATAATTTGGTCTGACATTTTGCTTCCTTTTAAAAAAAATAAAAGTGCAGCCAGAGCCATCAGTCATAGTAAGGAGAGCGGAAACCTATGACTAACAACTCTGGCCGCGACTAGTTACTTACTGATTGATTAAGACAAACCAGTAATCATGCCACTATCGCTAAAGTTTGAGTGCTTCAGGCTGACTTCACCGACAACAAAGTGAGTGTCGGAATCGCCATTCTTAGCAAGCAAAGTGCGAGTGTATGGACGTAGGACACACTGCTTAAACATCGCAGGGTCATACATGAAGGCATGGGTTGACAGTTGGTTACGGTTGATCTGAACCTTCAGGGTTCCGAAGGGAGTCACCAGTACTTCAATCGCGTTTGTCAGTGTCTTATCTTGCGAGAAGTCACGCTGACGGTTCGCTGCTGTAGCAAAACCAGCGATGATTGAACTGTCGGCTGGCTTAACCATAAGGATCGAAGGATCAGAACCATTCTCGTAGCAAGTCTGGTGCAAAGACAAAACTTTTGCTTCAGTCAATGCGTCAGTGCTGTTAGAGCCAGCGTCTACAGATGTAGAAATCATCTGAGAGGCAGAGGCCATCTTACGAGCAGCAGAAGCACTGCCAGTTACAGCAGCCTGGTCTACACCAACATAGGCTCGCTCTTGATCGAGCTTGATGGCCTTCAGGGTTTTGGCCAGAGCGTATGCAGTTTCTTTTGCACGACCATGGCGGTTCACAGCGTCAACTGTAGCAGCAACTTTGAATGCTTCACCGATGATCTGAGTGGTGTTGCTTCGTGAAGTTGGCTGGCCAATGGCAGTCGTTGAAGCATCTGCTCCCTCGACAAGTGCATTGACACCTGCTGCGCGAATTGAATCTTCTAACCACTCGAATGTACGAGCAGAGACTTTTTCAGACTTAATAGAAGAGGTGAATGGGCAGCTAGTTGGCGAGATATTTGCCACTGTTTGGGAGACGTCTTCGGCCAAGCCCACAGTTGCATATGAGACTAATGTAGTCATAGTTTGTTACCTTTTAAAAAAATGGAAAATGAAAATAGAGCATCATTCCCAGCCCGCCATAATCGCATCTGCAATATTGTCGAGGTCATTGCCACCGCTTCTGAGCTTGTCCATGGTCTTCTTTTGACGTTGGGCTTTCATATCAGATTTAGTGGGGGGTGCTTTCTTCGATCTTAATACCTTCTTAGCCTTGGCTTTTTTCACAGTGGCCACCTTCTTGGTTTGATCAAACATTCGCGCTTTGTTAAGCAACATGATCACGTTGGGATCGGAGTATTGATTGACTGACTCTTCGGGTAGGCCCTGCCCAATTGCATAGCTTCGTATATCGTTATAGAGGTCATTGTTCCACTCAGGGATTTCCTTTTGTAGAACCTTTATG